GGCACTTCCAGCTAAAGGTAAATGAAATAAAAGTTGATCCATCTCTGGATTATAATCTTCCATTACATGAACAATTTCATAGTTCATATATTCTTTTACTCTTTCAGCTGCTTGTTGTAATTCTATTGTGTTGGCTCCAACTACTTGTGTTCTAACTGGTCCATCACTTGGTAATAATTCTACATAAGCCATCGCTTGAAATTGTGTAACAGCTTGAGCTAGCATTGGGTGTGTTACAGAAGCCGCTCCTCTGAAAGGTCTTGTACGTTCGGTGTATTTAAATCCTAAAAGGTCTAACCCATTTCTATAAGTTAATTCCCAGTCGGAACGAGTGCTTTTATCATTTTCAAATTTCTCTATAAGATCACTAGAAATTTCTGATTGAAGATCGTCATCTAATATTTCTGCTAGGTTGGAACTAAATTCTACAGCGAGTTCTTCTTCTTGTTCTCCAATAATAGCAGAACCATCTTCTATAATTTCTACATTGATTTCTTCGTTGTCAGTTCCTAATTGAATTTCTGCACCTACATCAATTACTTCAATAACATCAGGTCCACCAGCCCCAACGGTTTTAGCGTCTTGGGCTAAGTAAGGAGTTTCTGCTGTACTGTTAAATTTATCTACCATATGATCCGTATATATCTGTTATAGAAACTAACCTATCTTTGTCAATAGTTCCACCTTCTTTTTTCCTATATAAATACATAGGTCCAGTCTGAGCTGAACTCGTGGATATATCTAAAACGTACATAGGAACCGATTGAGGGTTAAATTCGTCAAACATAAATTGAGCCTCTTTAAGATCCTGTGTTGTATAGTCATCACTTAAATCAAAAGATCTAATAACAGTATTTTCTCCTTCAACGTTCGTTTCCTTGACAATTCTTTTTATAATTTCAGACCCATCATCTTGTCTAAATGTAACAAAAGCTTTTGTATTTTCTAAGCCATAACTATCATCAAAGAACCCAAGTTGTCGTTGTACCTCCTCATCACCTATACTTTTTTTAAAATTAATTTGTGGTACTTCCTCTATTATTTCACCAGATAATTCCTCAAAGGTTCCATCAGCTTGAAGTCTTTTACCAAAAAAACTAGCTTCAGGCTTGGAGGGATCTTGAATATTTTCTAGTCTAAGTTCTGATCCTGGATATTTCTTTTTAATATTTTTTAATTCTTGAATCATCTTTTTGTCATACAAATCTCTAAATCGTTTTGCAGCATCTCCTGTCTTACCCCATCTTTTATTGGCTCCCACGTCAGCTGGCATAATAGCAATTTTCTTTATACCTTTATTTTGAGCATCTTTGATTGTAGCTTTTAAAAGAAGATCGATATAATCCCCTGGTCTAGAAAAAGGAACAGGAGGAAAAGTGTTAAGCTCTTTAGTACCTATGGAGAAGGCTCTACCACCATCTGATTCTACGTAATCGGCTAATTCTTTTGTAATATCAGTATCTGATACATTAGGAACACGAACTCCTTTTAATTTTTGCTCATATGTATGTTCACGATTCATTGAAGCTAAATCATCAAAAATTTTTATTTGTTTATTTTGAATACCAGAAATAGAATCTTCTAGTCCCGCTGTTTGTAGAGGTGATTGATTTTGTCTAAACACTAATTCATTGATTTCATCTTGAAGACTTGTAAGATCTGTTTGAAGTGAGGATATTCTCTCACGACCAACATTAGTTGGAAAAGGTTTAGTAACACTCATATTTTCTAATTCTTCTATAGTTCTTCCTCCCATATTTTCTTTTATTTCTCGAAGTTTTCTCTGAGCAATATCACGATCGTTTGCGTCTGATAGAGGGTTATTATAAATTTCATTTAGCTCTTCAGATTGTTTTTTTGCTCTTTTGACCATTGCATTAAGTCTTTGTTGTTCATTATTTACTGTTGTTAACAGATCTGTTTGAAGTTCTTGAATCACGGATACGGCTTGACCGTCTGAATTTGTATAATCAGCAACACGAGTAAAGCCTATAACATTTGGTTCGTCGAAGTGAGAACTTTGAACATAAGGACTTCTGTCATTTGGAATAGGTCCTGACTGAATTACAATTTCACGATAATTATTTCCAAAAGCATCCATTGGAGCACTTCCAAAATTTTCGTGTCTTGGTCTACCTACGTAGTCAGTATATTCTCTTTGATCTCGAAGTGTTCCTAAATCTTCTTCATATTTTGGTTTATCTTTAACTTTTATTTCTATATTACCAACTGGAGATTCATTATAAATATCAATCAATTGCTCTTTAGATATTTTTTTTCCAGGATACATCTTATCACTATCTATAAAAAAATCTTCAATACCAGAGTCAAGGAGTTCTGATTCAGGAGCTTGAAGTTCTCCTCCTTTTAAAAACTGTCTCCATGATTCAGGTGTTGCGTTCTTAGGAGCGTTAGCAGAATTTAATTTATCAACTGTAAAAGATTTAAAAGCAAAATCATTATCACTAATTGATTTTACAGTTGGAAGTAATGTTTCAATTCCTACGTCTGCTCCACCCATATTTTGTGTATCAACTAATTCATTGTATAGACCTACTTCCCTAAGATTTTTAGGAGTGGCTACACCTGGAGATGTTTTAAAAAGTTTATGGAGTTTAAACGGATTAAAAGCTGTGGCTCCTTCTAGTGATTTTGCAAAATCATCTTCTTGTTCAAAAGCTGGATCTTTCATAAAACGATCAGACATAAGATCTACGTTTTGTGTAAAATCTTCTGCTGTTCCACCCAATGCAAAACTTTTAACATTTTTATTTAATACTTGACCTCTTGATATACCAGCTTGTTCCAAAGCAGTATTATTAGAAGTTACAATAGTTGCAAACTCTTCAGGAAATCTTTTTTTAGCTTCAGTAACAATATCGGTATCGGACATCTTTTTCTTTTTAGAATTTTTTAAAAATTTTATAAATTTTGGAGTAAGTTTTCTACCACCAGCCAGTAATAAACCACTAGCGCCAAGTGTTAGAACATCTAATGAATCTAATAATAACCAAAAGGGATTAGCTCCGCTTTTAAGTGGATCAGGCAAATCAGAGTAAGCCATTCCTTCGCCCATTGCATCATAAGCTTTTTTCTGCTCTCCAAAAAACATATCTTGTAAAACTCTACCTATATTAAGGTCATCATATCCTTGTTCTTTTAAACTTTTCGCAATCTCTTTCTCATATTTTTTTATAAGTAGAGCTTCTTCTCTAGATCCAGGTTTAATATCTGGAGGTAGTTGATAAGTATTACGTTTTAAAATCTCTTTATTACGATCTTTTTGATCTTGTACTTGGGGACCCGTTCCTTTTCCTAAGAAGTCATAAACAGTCTTTCCCACTTCTGCTACCGATACACCAGGAAATCTTTTTCTAGTAAAAAATTGATTATTATATTCTTCTAACTCTTCACCTTTAGGAGGAGGTAGAGTTTCAGCTGCTTTCTGATAAGCGCTGCTTGGAAATTTTAAATTGTCTATACGACCTAAAGCCTCTAGCTGAGGAATAGTATATCCTTCGGTGCTTTGTCCACTTTTTCTAAGATAGTCCAAACCTCTTTTTGCATTTTCCGATCCACCCATGTCAATATTTAAACCACCACCATCAGCCATGTAAGCTGGGTCATTATTAATTACATCATCAAAAGGATTATATGCCATTAGTAATACTCTGTCTCTCCGTGGTCCGTGGGCTCTTCTTCTTCATCATCGAATAACCGCACAAAATTGCCTTGTCTAAATCTCATTAAGGCTTGAGTCATAGAATCTACTAAGTCATCATGTTCACCAAACGGGAACTGTGCACACTCTTCGACCATTTCTTCAGCCCATCTTTCGTCAGGTATCCACACTACTCCACTTTCGAACAACGGAGCAACTGCGTGTACCCTTGATACTTTATCATTCCCTTTACTAGGGGTAAAGTTAATAACGGGAATACCTAAGGCTCGTAGTTCTTGGATCAAGGGCAGTCCTGATGCTTTCGCTTCAACGATCACGGTCTCTGGTTCCCAGTATTTATATTGTTCTATAGCTGCTTTCTTGAGTTCAGGGAACTCATAACGTTCCTTGATTGAATCTAATAATAAAATATTAGGGGTTACTTCGTCAGGATAGAATACACCCCACGTTGTAATAGCACTATAATCCCCTGTTTCCTTTTTTGTAAACGCTGTATCATAACTTTGTATAACATGCTTTAACATAGGGATATCTTTTCTTTCCCAAATTTGCCACCACTCTCTTTTGATGAGAGCTCCTTCTTCACCAGTAGGATTTTGTTGCCACTGCGCTTGCCATTTTTGTTCTGTTAAAGATGCTTTGACAGCTTCTAGTTCTTCGAGTTTCCAATAATTAGGCCAGACCGGGGTCCCTGAAGGAAGAATAGCTGGAAAT